AGAAATGGCGCCTGCTACGCAACCTATTATGGATGGCGACCTTCAAGCGGTGGGCGTTAGCATCCAAGAGCGGGTAAAGGTAAAACTTAAGCCTGTTCTTCCGCAAAACTTCTTAATAGATCCTGTAGCAACCAGTGTTGATGATGCGCTAGGCGTTTGTATTGACGAGTTTGTTAGCCGTCACCAAGTAGAGCTTCTGCAAGAGCAGGGTGTTTATCGTGATGTTTACATAGGATCTGCGGCTCCTGACACAGATCTTGAGCCTGACCAAGACATTACGATTTATAACGATGACAAAGTACGTCTTACTAAATACTACGGCCTTGTTCCTCGCGAGCTTCTTAACGAGGCAATGGCTGATGTTAATGAGGCCACTGACGCAGATAAAAGCGCCTATGCTGAAGCGGTTATTGTTATTGCAAATGGTGGAGTTCTTTTAAAGGCAGAAGCCAACCCTTATATGATGGGGGATCGTCCTGTTGTGGCATTCCCATGGGACGTAGTGCCTGGGCGATTCTGGGGAAGAGGCGTTTGCGAGAAAGGCTACAACTCACAAAAGGCGCTTGATACCGAGCTTCGGGCTAGAATCGACGCACTAAGCCTGACTATTCACCCAATGATGGCTATTGATGCTACTCGTCTACCTCGTGGCGCTAAGCCAGAAGTACGCCCCGGCAAAATGATTTTAACTAACGGAGACCCAAGAGAGGTACTCCAGCCGTTTAACTTTGGTCAGGTCAATCAGATTACCTTTGCTCAAGCCGGTGCGTTACAGCAGATGGTTCAGCAGGCTACGGGTGCAGTAGATTCAGCAGGGATTGCGGGTCAAGTTAACGGTGAGTCTACAGCGGCAGGTATTAGTATGTCGCTAGGTGCTGTTATTAAGAGACATAAGCGCACCCTAATTAACTTCCAACAGTCTTTCTTGATACCATTCGTCAAGAAAGCCGCACATAGGTATATGCAGTTTGATCCCGAATCTTACCCCGTTGCAGATTACAAGTTTAACGCTAGCAGTACTCTGGGCATTATTGCTCGTGAGTACGAAGTTACTCAGCTAGTTCAGCTACTGCAAACAATGGGACAAGACTCTCCACTCTACATGACGCTTGTTCAGTCCGTTATTGACAACATGAACCTGTCAAACCGTGAAGAATTAATTGCGGCATTAACTCAGGCGGCGCAACCGAATCCGCAAGCACAGCAAATGCAGATGGTTGCACAACAAACTCAGATGCAATTCCAGCAATCTCAGACCAATGCGCTTAATGCTCAGGCTGAAGAGTCGGCGGCTAGAGCGCAGAAACTCTCGGCAGAGGCTCAGGCGGTTCCTATTGAGCTTGAGATTGACAGGATTAGTGCAGTTACTCGAAACCTAAAAGAAGGTGACGCAGAAGACAAAGAGTTTGAACGCCGAATGAAGTTGGCAGAAACGTTAATCAAAGAAAGAGAAATGGAGAGCAAGGTAAATGCTGACAGACCGAGAGTTGCAAATGATATTCCAGAGGTTCAGCCACAAGTTGGAGCCGTTGGAGAAGGAAATCCAGAACCTGAAGTCCCAGTTGAAGGAGTTGAGTGATGGCAAAGGATCCAAGACTAGCACGCGCGGGCGTAAGCGGATTCAACAAACCGAAGAGAACGCCGGGGCACCGCACTAAATCGCATGTTGTAGTTGCAAAAGATGGTGATAACATCAAGACCATACGGTTTGGTCAGCAAGGTGTAAAAGGTGCAGGCAAGAGTCCTAAGAGCGCAAAGGACAAAGCGCGAAAAAAGAGTTACTACGCCCGGCACAACGCCCAAGACTCAAGCCCCAGTAAACTATCTGCGCGTTATTGGTCGCATAAGGTCAAATGGTAAAAGCTATGAAAGTTAAAGCACCTGACGGTTATCACTGGATGAAGAAGGGCAAAGAGTACAAGCTGATGAAAGACCCATCTGGCGGCTATAAGCCACATAAAGGTGGGTCTAAGTCGGCAGACTTTGCAGTTCAAAGAGTTCATGGAGGCAAGAAATGAAAGATAAAGATCGCACAGTTAGCTATACGCCTACTGAGTATTACTCTATGTGCGAGACTTCCAAGAGACGTGTTAAAGAAATGCAAAAGCAAGGCATTCCTACAAAGTACGACTCAAAAGATAATCAGGAAGACGTTGGTAAAATGGATTCCTATAGCTTTATGATGATTGGCAAGTAATCTAAGGAGAGCGTTATGGCTTACGGAATGAAATCAATGCCAAAGAAAAAGAAGAAGCCTGCTCTGCCCAAGCGTAATGGGCGGATGCTTACTAACAAGAAGAATAAAAAGAAGTAGTCATGGCTACGAAGTCTAAGGTTAACCAAGCTGGCAACTACACCAAGCCTACTATGCGTAAGAATCTTTTTAATAAGATTAAAGCGGGTGGCAAGGGTGGTAAGCCGGGTCAGTGGTCTGCTCGTAAAGCCCAGATGTTAGCTAAAGAATACAAATCTAAGGGTGGAGGCTATAAGTAATGGCGCTTAAGAAGCCTCAAAAGTCGCTAAAGAAGTGGACTAAGCAGAAGTGGACTACCAAATCAGGCAAGCCATCAACCCAAGGCTCAAAAGCTACGGGTGAACGATACCTGCCTAAGGCGGCGATTAAATCCTTATCAGCCAAGGAGTATGCGGCGACTACTCGCAAGAAGCGTAAGGATACAGCGGCAGGAAAACAGCATTCTTCTCAGCCAAAACGCATAGCAAAAAAGACAGCTCGCTCACGAAAAGCCTGACATTTTTTAAAAACCGTGTTAAAACGCACAAATCAACCAAAGAGAGAATGAGATATGACACCTGAACTTGAGGAATACTTTGACAACTACAACTCGCTTTTTAACCATGCAGGTTTTAAGCAGTTAATTGAAGAGCTAGGAACCAATGCTAGACAGCTAGCAGATCTTCAAACCGTCAAAGATCAGGAAGAATTGTTTTATCGCAAAGGCCAAGTTGCCGCATTAGCTACAGTTATCAACCTTGAGGGGACGATATCTGCGGCGCGAGACCAGGCCGAGGCGGAAGCTCAGGAAGAGCTTGATGTATAAAATATATGATTTCCGTTGTGAAAACGGTCATGTATTTGAAAAGATGGTACGCAGTGGAGAAACAGTCAGTAGGTGCGACTGCGGATCCAATGCTACTAAAATGCTGTCAGCGCCTAAGTGCGTACTCGACGGATCAAGTGGGGACTTTCCAGGTCGTCACATGAAGTGGGTACGAGAACATGAAGCCGCTGGCAGGAAACCTAAATCTCCATAATGACTTAGTTCACGGAGTTTAATATGTCTAGAGCAACAATGATTGATTCGCACCCTGAAGAGGATAATGTGAACAGCATTGATAGTGAAGTAAACGAGATTCAAGAGTCTGAAGTAGAGCAATCTGTTGAAGCTGTTGAGCAACCTCAAGATGAAGTAGAGCAAGACACTGAGCAAAATGTTCCAGAGAAATACCGTGGTAAATCTCTGAAAGAAGTTGTTCAGATGCACCAAGAAGTAGAGCAGGTGATGAGTCGGCACTCTGCGGAAGTCGGTGAACTTCGCAAGGTCGTGGATGAGTACATTACTACTCAAACACAATCTGCACCTAAACAGAACGTTGAGCCCGAAAGTGATATTGATTACTTTACGGATCCTCAAGGTGCTGTTAATCGTGCAATTGAGAATCATCCGAAAATTAAGGCGGCAGAAGAATACTCAGCAAACTACAAAAAACAGTCAGCAATGGCTGAATTGAACAATAGGCATCCAGATATGAACACTATTCTGAATGACCCTAAGTTTTCAGAGTGGATCAAAGTCTCCAAAATTCGGACTCAATTGTTTGTACAGGCGGATCGCGACTACGATGCTGAAGCCGCTGATGAACTCTTTTCGTTATGGAAAGATCGTAAGTCAGTAGCTGAGCAAACTGCAAATGCTGAAAAGCAGGTGCGGAAACAGCAGTTAAAGTCTGCCAATACAGGCAATGCACGTGGCAGTGGCGAGGGGTCTCGTAAGAAGCAATATCGTCGGATCGACTTAATTAAACTGAAAAACAACGATCCTGTACGTTATAACGCTATGGCGGATGAAATCCTAAAAGCTTATAAAGAGGGTCGAGTCAAATAATCTAAAGGAGATTTGACATGGCTACTGCAACTTACCCAGGCGCGGCTGGTTTTACCGCGAAGTCAGAGGCGGATACTTTCGTACCAGAAATCTGGTCAGACGAAATTATTGCCGCTTACCAAAAGAACCTGAAGATGGCTCCGCTTGTTAAAAAGCTTGCTATGTCAGGTAAGAAAGGCGACAAGCTTCACATTCCAAAGCCCGCACGTGGTGATGCGAATGCGAAAGCGGCTGACACTGCGGTAACAATTATCGCAAACACCGAAGGCGAATTGACTGTTGATATCGACCGTCACTTCGAATACTCACGTCTAATCGAAGACATCGTAGAAGTACAAGCACTTTCTAGCCTTCGTCAGTTCTATACTGAAGATGCTGGTTATGCGCTTGCTGTGCAGATTGATAACGATCTCCACGCGGCAGGTACTGGTTTTGGTGACGGTGGTGCTGTTGTATTCAGCCCAGCAGAAACTGATTACCAGCACTCTGGTTGTTTCTTCAACGATGGCGGTACAACTACTCAGTACACTGACGATACTATCGTTCCTGCTGACGTGTTTACCGATGCGTTCTTCCGTGACATGATCCAGAAGCTTGATGATAACAACGTACCTATGGACGGACGTTCACTCATCATCCCACCTTCTGTTCGTAACACCATCATGGGTATCGACCGTTACGTGTCTTCTGACTTCGTATCGGGCCAAGCTGTTAACTCTGGCTTGATCGGTAACCTTTACGGTGTAGACGTTTATGTCTCAGCTAACTGCCGTACTATCGAAGCGGCTGGAGACAACACGGCTGGATCTGCTGATACTCGTGCGGCTCTTTTGTTCCACACTGACGCAATCGTCATGGCGGAACAGCAAGCAGTTCGCTCGCAGACTCAGTACAAGCAGGAATACCTCTCGACTCTGTACACGGCTGATTGCCTGTATGGTATTCAGGTGTATCGTCCTGAAGCTGGTTTTGTACTCGCAGTAGCCGAGTAATGAAATCACGGGGCCGCAAGGCCCCTTTTCCTTTTCTTTTGTAGGAGCTTCAGATGGCGTTATTTCGTGGTACAGGTGGATCTGGCGATGCTAGTACGGACACGTATGCGTCTGAGGTAGCACTTGAAGCGACTAGAGCCTCTACAAAAGCAAATGAAGCGGCGGCGTCCGCAACATCCGCACAAACTGCGCAAGCGGCGGCTGAAGTAGCCAAAACGGCGGCAGAGACTGCTCAGGTTAATGCGGAGACCGCAGAGACTAACGCAGAGACAGCGGAGACCAATGCTGAGACTGCGGAGAATGCGGCAGTAGCGGCCCAGGGTTCTGCTACGACAGCCAAGACAGCGGCAGAAACAGCTCAATCTGCGGCAGAGGTCGCTAAAACAGCGTCAGAAACTGCTGAGACAAACGCCGAAACGGCTGAAACTAACGCATCTGCATCAGCCACTACTGCCACAACCAAGGCTAGTGAGGCCGCAACTTCTGCCATTTCTGCCGCTTCTGCTAGCACTTCTGCCAGTACGTCAGCAACTAGCGCGGCAACCAGTGCAACAGCGGCTCAGACTGCACAGACTGCGGCAGAGGCCGCGCAAACAGCGGCTGAGTCAGCCAAAGAAGCTATTGATGGTTTGTATCTTGGCGCACTGTCTAGTAACCCGACTGTTGATGGTAATGGTAATGCGGTAACGGCAGGTGATTGGTACTTCAATACTAGTGACGGAAGTACAAGAATTTATAATGGTTCCACGTGGAACACTATTAACCCAGATCTTATTGGTGACACTAGCCCACAGCTAGGCGGTAACTTAGACCTAAACAGCAACGACATTACAGGCACGGGTAACGTCAACATCACGGGTAATGTGGTACTTACAGGTACTGTTGATGGTCGTGACGTAGCAACAGATGGCACCAAGCTAGATGGTGTCGAAGCTTCAGCAGACGTAACGGACACAGCCAATGTTACAGCGGCTGGTGCCCTGATGGACTCAGAGGTGACTAACCTTGCACAGGTTAAGGCTTTTGACTCTGCTGATTATGCTACTGCGGCACAGGGCACTAAGGCTGACACGGCACACGGCTGGGGCAACCATGCTAGTGCTGGCTATCTAACTAGCTTTACTGAAACTAATGACCTATCTACAGCAGTAACATGGGCTAACGTACCGGACGCTAACATTACGCAGTCTTCGGTAACGCAACACCAAGCGGCACTGTCGGTTACTGAGTCACAAATTAGTGACCTTCAAAGCTACATAACTGGCAACGAAACCATTACTCTGACTGGAGCTATCACAGGCTCTGGTACAACATCCATTGCAACTA